GTCTGATATTACAAATGGAAAATACAATTTATTAAAGTGGGATAAACAAGAAAGAAAATACTATCCAATAGAAATAAACTTATATGAAAGAGGAGAAATAAATGAGCAAGATAAACTTTGAGGAAGACCAAGAAAACGTAATACAGAAGACTGGAAACATTCAGTCTCTAGCAGATCAAGTAGAAACACTTCAACAATTAGAAGAGTCTATTAAAAATGCAGAAGAAAATATAAAAAATTTAAAAAAGAAATCAGAACATGTATCTGGTGAAGTTATACCAACTATGATGTCTGAGATGGGTTTGTCCTTTCTTAGATTAGCAGATGGATCTTCATTAGAAGTTAAAACAAATTATAGCGCCACAATTACTCAAGCAAATAAAGAGAAGGCGTTTAACTGGCTTCGTGAGAACAACCTAGGAGATATAATCAAAAACGAGATATCCGTATCTTTTGGGCGAAACGAAGATATCAAGGCGGCTGATTATGCCGAACTTGCAAAGGGTCAAGGGTTTCAACCTCAGCAAAAACTGAAAGTTGAGCCCATGACTTTGAAAGCGTTAGTCCGTGAACGTATTGAGGCAGGAAAAGAAATGCCAACGGAACTTTTCAACATATTTGTTGGAAATAAAACAAACATAAAAAGGAAACAATAAACATGAGCGAAGTAGCAAAAAAACAAGAAGCAGGTGCTCTAGCAACGAATTTATTCGAAGCAGATGCACATGCAGGTACTCAGAATATGGCGCAAGAAGATCTTGCATTACCATTTCTTAAAGTATTAGGACAACTATCTCCTGAAGTAAATAAAAGGGATGGGAAATATATCGAAGGTTCAGAGCCTGGTATGATTCTCAATACTGTCACAAATGAAATTTTTGACGGTGCTAAAGGAATAGATATATTGCCAGCATACTACACAAGAAAACTTGTAGAATGGCAAGATAGAGGTGAGAGTAAAGGTGCTCCTGTAGCAATACATGAAGCATCAAGTGATATTATGAGTAAAACAACTCGTGATAAATCTTACAAAGATAGATTACCAAATGGTAATTATATCGAGAACACAGCAAATCATTTTGTAGTGTTATTAAGTAAAAGTCCAACAACAGCTTTGATTTCTATGAAAGCGACTCAATTAAAAATTAGTCGTAAATGGAACTCAATGATGATGGGACTTAAACTTCAAGGTAAGAATGGTTTGTTCACACCGCCAACATACAGCCACATTTATAAACTAAAAACTGTTCAGATGTCTAACGACAAAGGAACATGGTTTGGTTGGGATGTGTCTACAGTTGGACCAGTGCAAGATAAAGCTGTTTATGAGATAGCTAAAAATTTTGCAGCCAGCGTAAGCAAGGGTGAGATACAAGCTAAACCAGCTTCTGACGAATCTAAAACGGATTCACCTTATTAAATAATTCCGATTGGAATAAAGGTGGCCGTCTAGGGAGACTGAACCGGCCACCACCGGATAATTATGATTGATAAGTTTATACAGATATTTAGTGGTTTAGAGAGAGCGCATGGATGCACCCATGTTGAAAAAAAGAATGCTGACGGCACAAAATTAAAAGGTAAGTCTTTTGTTAAAAGAGAACGTGTTGTTGAATCTTTATGGACAAATCATGTTAATGGTATTGAGCCTAGTCTTGGTATTATACCAATTAATGAAGATAACAAATGTAGATGGGGTTGTATAGATATAGATAGCTATGCAGGGTTTGATCACAAAAAATTAATACAAAAAATTTTAAGCTGTAATTTACCACTAATAGTATTTAGATCTAAAAGCGGCGGTGCACATGTATTTTTATTTACTACAGTTGCGGTAGATGCAAGTTTAATGAGAGATAAGTTATTGTCTATAAGTGCTATTCTAGGACACGGTGGCGCTGAAGTTTTTCCTAAACAAGTTGAGTTAAAATCGCAAGATGATACAGGAAATTTTCTTAACTTACCATACTTTAATTGTAAGAGTACAACACGTTATGCATTTGACAAAAATGCTAATGCTATTACAATTGATGAATTTTTTTCATTACATAATGAATATAAAATTACACCAGAACAATTAGAAAAATTAGAAATTAAAAGACCACAATCAGAATTTAGTGATGGTCCACCTTGTTTAGAATCTTTAACACAAACAGATATAAAAGATGGTAGAGATAGAATTATTTATCAATACATACAATATGCAAAAAGAAAGTGGCCAGAAAATTGGCAAGGTAAAATAAATAAATTTAATTATAAATATTTTGACAAACATAAAGAAGGACCTTTAGAAGATAAAATAGTTCAAGGTAAAATAAAATTTAATGATGGTAAAGATTTAGGTTTTAAATGTAACGAAGAGCCTATGTGCAATCATTGTGATAAAAAATTATGTATGACTAGAACGTTTGGTATTCAAGGAGAGTCTGTATTTCCTGTATTAAGTGATCTACAAAAAATAAAATTAGATAAACCACATTATTATGTAAACGTAGATGGAGAAAGAGTTAAGTTAGAAGACATTACATTTTTATTAGAGCAAAGATTATTTCAGAGAGCTGTTGCAGAACAATTAAATAAACGACCACCTGCTGTAAAACCAAAAGATTTTGGTCAATACATAGATGGTTTATTAGCAAACGTAGAAGAAGTAGACCCTCCTAAAGGTGCTACTAAAGTAGAGCAGCTGCTAGATTATCTAGAAGAATATTGTACAGACAGGACAGGCACTGGAGCAACTAAAGAGGATATGGAACGAGGTAATGTTTGGACAGCAGAAAAAAAACATCATTTTATATTTCAACAATTTTTTCATCAATATTTAGCACGTAGAAAATGGCCGGAAAAGTATGCAGAAACATTACAGATGATGGCTGAGTATTGTAAGTGCAAAGAAACAAGAATTAGTATTGGTAAGAAAAGAAGAAATGTAATGGTAGTGGATGAGTTTGAAAAACAGTCAGATACATACACACCAAAAGAATTTAAAGCGAAAGATGTATTTTGAAAACAATTGTATTAGGACCACCTGGAACAGGTAAAACTACGACTCTTTTAAATTTATTAGAAGACTATCTTAAAAAAACAAACCCTAACAGAATAGGTTATTTTGCATTTACACAGAAAGCTGCTAACGAAGCAAGAGAGAGAGCCATGGAAAGATTTAATTTATCAGAAGATGACCTACCCTATTTTAGAACACTGCATTCATTAGCATTTAGAGTTTTAGGTTTAAGAAAAGAAAATGTAATGCAGGGAAGGCATTATGAAGATTTAGGTAAAAAAATAAAAATATTTGTAGATTATAATGATTATGATGAAGAATTTACTGGTCTATTTACTACAAAAAGTGATTATTTACGTATCATACACTTAGCAAGATTAAGAGGAATTACACCAGAACAACAGTTTAATTTAAAAGAACACACACAAGATATATCTGTAAAAAATTTACGCATTTTATCAAATGAATTAATTAGATACAAGAAAGATTATAGCCTTATAGATTTTACAGACATGATATTTCAATTTACCAAATCTGATAAATCACCTAGTTTTGATGTTGTATTTATAGATGAAGCGCAGGATTTATCTTCTATGCAATGGGATATGGCAAAAACTATTTGGAATAAAACAGATGATTCTTTTATAGCTGGCGATGATGATCAAGCTATTTTTAGATGGGCTGGTGCAGATGTAAATAGATTTATTACACAAAAAGGAAAATTATTAAATTTAACACAATCATATAGAATACCTAAAGTTGTGCATGATGTGGCTATGAATATTATAGGTAGAGTATCTAATAGATTAAAAAAAGAATGGCAGCCAAGGACCGTAGAGGGAAAGTTATCCTATCACAATGAATTTAAGAATATAGATTTTTCTTCTGGCAAATGGTTAGTGTTAGCTAGAACTAAATACATGTTAAATGATCTGGAAGATACATTGTATAAAAAAGGTTTGTACTACAAAAATAAATTTAAAAAAGGTTATGAACAAGATTTACATGAAGCTATTACAGATTGGGAAAAATTAAGAACTGGAAAAAATATTAGTGGTGATTGTGTACAAAGAATTGCGTCTTACATAAGTGTAGATAATTTTAATAAATTTAGAATAAAAGAATTAAACAAAGACAACTACTATAATTTATCTGAATTAAAATTACATTTTGGATTAAAGACAGACAATGTTTGGTTTGATGCATTTGATGAAGCACCACAAAAAAATGTAAACTATATTAGAAAGATGAGAAAAAATGGAGAAAAGTTAAATGAAGAACCACGAATTTTACTTTCTACAATACATGGAGTAAAAGGTGGAGAGGCTGATAATGTAGTTTTGTTATCTGATTTAAGTTTAAACACACAGAAAGGTTATGAAAAAAATCCTGATGATGAAAACAGATTGTTTTATGTTGGAGCAACAAGAACAAAAGAACATCTGCATGTAGTCAAGCCAAAGGATATTTATAAAAGTTTTAAAATATGACAGCATACAAAAAACAAGTTGGTGGCAATCATTATAAAGATATGGTCATGCAGCCAAGTGAGTTTATAAACAAGAACAGGTTGCCTTTTGCAGAAGGATCGGCTATAAAATATATATGCAGACATGCAGCGAAAGGGAAAGAACAAGACATCGATAAGGCAATACATTATTTAGAAATGATAAAAGAAAGAGATTATTCTTAATGCAAATACCATTATTCAAAGCACAAACAGAATGGCTACCACCAGATAATTTTCCAGATTTATCTGACTACAATGAGATAGCAATAGATTTAGAAACCAAAGATCCAAACATAGGTAAGTCAATGGGTTCCGGAGCTATAATAGGTGTTGGAGAAGTAGTTGGTATAGCTGTAGCAGTACACAACTGGTCTGGTTACTATCCAATTGCACACGAAGGTGGTGGTAATATGGATAAGAAGATGGTTCTTAAATGGTTTCAAGGTGTGCTTCACACAGAAGCTACAAAAATATTTCACAACTCAATGTATGACGTGTGTTGGATTAGATCTATGGGACTTACTATCAAAGGACAGATGGTAGATACAATGATTTGTGCGGCTATCGTAGATGAAAATCAAATGCGATATGATTTAAATAATTGTGCAAGAAGATACATTGGTAAAGGTAAGGACGAAGCAGCATTGTATGCAGCAGCAAAAGAATGGGGTGTAGACGCAAAAGGAGAAATGTTTAAACTACCTGCAATGTATGTTGGTAAATATGCAGAAAAAGATGCAGAGATAACTTTAGAGTTATGGCAAGAAATGAAAAAAGAAATAGAACTGCAAGATTTAAAAGCTATCTTTGAATTAGAAACAAATTTATTTCCTGTGTTAGTAGATATGAGGTTTCTCGGTGTACGTGTAAATCAAGAACAAGCAGCGAATGAAAAGAAAACATTACTAGAACAAGAAAAAAAATTACTACATGAAGTGTTAACAACCACTGGTGTTGATGTACAAATATGGGCCGCTAGATCCATTGCAAAAATGTTTGATAAGTTAAATTTAGAATATGACAGGACAGAAAAATCAAAAGCACCATCATTTACAAAAGGATTTTTATCTAATCATCCACATCCAACAGTAAAATTAATAGCTAAAGCTAGAGAGATAAACAAAGCACACACAACGTTTATAGATACCATCATAAAGTATGCTCACAAGGGCCGTATCCATGCAGAGATTAACCAATTGCGTGGTGATGGCGGTGGGACTATCACTGGTAGATTCTCATACAATAATCCAAACTTACAACAGATTCCTGCAAGGAACAAAGATCTTGGACCACGGATCAGATCATTGTTTATTCCTGAAGAAAAACACAAATGGGGTTGTTTTGATTACTCACAACAAGAGCCACGTTTAGTTGTACACTATGCAGCGTTACAAAATTTATATGGTGTTAACGATGTATTAGATGCATACAACGAAGGTGATGCAGACTTTCATACAATCGTAGCTGATATGGCGGGTATACCTAGAACACAAGCTAAGACAATTAATCTTGGTTTATTTTATGGTATGGGTAAAACAAAATTACAAGCTGAACTAGGTATAAACAAATTAAAATCAGATGAACTATTTAAACAATACCATCAACGTGTACCATTTGTTAAACAACTTATGGATGCTGTAATGAGTAGGGCACAAGACTCTGGTAAGATTAGAACTCTTCTTGGTCGTTCTTGCAGGTTTCCTTTGTGGGAGCCTAATCAATTTGGTATCAATAAAGCCTTGCCTCATGATGATGCACTCAGGGAACACGGACCAGGGATCAGGAGAGCATACACTTACAAAGCTTTAAACAAATTAATACAAGGGTCAGCAGCAGATATGACAAAAAAAGCTATGATAGATTTACATAATGAAGGTATTCTGCCGCACATACAGGTACATGATGAATTAGATATATCTGTACGTGATGAAGCACATGCTAAAAAAATAAAAGAGATAATGGAATCTACTGTATCACTTGAAGTACCTAACAAAGTAGACTATGAAGTAGGAACCAATTGGGGTAATATAAAATGAGATTAAACTATGGCCTATCTAAATGCAAACATACCTGCTACATACGCACAAATAAAAAGAGAGTATCTATATGACTGTAAAAAACATCATGGAGAAGTTGAAGACTGTATTGTATTTGGTATATCAAGTATTACTGGACGTGGTATACTTTTTCACGCTATTATGGAAAATGGCGCAATTTTCTATAGGTTGCCTATTTCGGCTTTTATTCAACGTGGTTTTAAACCGGAGTCTGTTCCCATTAAAAGACTTGATGAACTTCAGCTCTGGAATTCTTTTTCTTATCATCCTGCTGTTAATCATTGGGATATTCTAGGCGCCGCCTCAGGCAAATACATAGGTAAAGACAAAAAATGGCACCATGGTAAATATTTATTTACTATTGACTGGGCTCACCCAGATGCTAATATATTAGATACCGATCATTCGGAAATTCCGCACGAACATAAGTGCGCACACATAATTGCTTTAGATGATGGCAACTATGCGGCTCAGCCAAACAATAGATGTATATGGGACCTACCTTCGTTTACAGTCAAGGATAATATTCCTGATTGGAAGGTACAAACAAGTGAATGGAATGTAGAAGATACAGGTCAATGGAAAACAGAAGACACTGATAATTTCTTTTACGAAATTGAGGAGAAAAAAAATGATTAAAAAAATATGGAAAACTATTTGTAAACCTTTTAAAAAATATTGGGATTGGTTAAGGAGTGGTTTAGATAAATAAAAATGAGAAAACAAAAACCATTAGTATTAAATAATGAGGTAGCAGCTCCAAGTAATTTTGCATGGCTTAAAAAAAATATAGTAATCGTACCTGTGATAGCCGCAATATTCGCTGGAACTTTTACATCTATTAAGTATGTGTTAAATTTAACAGATACTATTACAGCTAACTCGGAAACTATTCTTAAACTAGAAGAAAAAAATACAGCATCTGTAGCTGACATCTATGATCTTAAAACAAGACTTGCAGCAGCAGAAGCAACATGGACGATGGCTGAAAACTTATATCGCCAACTTTCAGAAACTGTACGGGACCATGAATATGACCTTAAAGACTTGTCGAGATAATTTATTATGGATTGCATTCTTTCTTTGCGTAACAACTTACGCAGAAGCTAGAAACGAATACCTACAAAATCAAAACTCTTGCGAAAGAGGTACATTTGAACCTTACGCAGAAATGAATCAACGTGATTATAAATCAGGCACAAATAATGAATATCAAGATCAAAGAGTAGGTTTTAGATTTCGTATGCCTTTAGGTGCTGTGTGTAGTGATGATTATATTGTTGAACAAAAAAAGAAAGATAAATTAAAAACCCAACTTGAACTCATAAAAGAGTGTAAAAGAATACCAAAAGTTAGTCCTCCACCTGTAGAATTTGCAGAGTTATTTAATATGTGTAATGCATTAGGAGTTGCAGGAATAGTTGCACATAAAAAACCAGACGGAAACCATTGGGATAATTTAAAGATACAATATCTAAAAGAAAATCCGGATGTTGTAATAATGGAACAGGCTATGCCACAATGAAAATATCAGATAACACATCAGTAAGTATGCCAATGAAAAATATGATTGGTATAGTTGTAGTTGTTGCTATGGGTGTGTTTGCATACACAGAAGTTACATCAAGACTTACAAGTTT